AGAAGAGTAAGGAATATCAATGTCATACATCGGCACTGAACCTAAAGACATAAGATCATTTGGCAGAACTAAGTTTGACTACACTGCTACGCAGGGTCAGACAGCGTTCACTGGTGCTGATGATGACGGTAAAGTATTGGCGTTTACCACAGGACAAATAGAGGTATACGTTAACGGTATCCTCATGGATGACAGTGACTTCAGTACAACTGGCACTGGTACAGTCACACTAGCATCTGCAGCTAATCTGAATGACGTTGTTAATGTTGTATCCTTTGAGACTAACATACCTGACAGTAACTATGTACCTGCTTCAGGTGGTACGTTTACTGGCAATGTTTCTATGTCTGGCACATTAGGCGTTACTGGCGCTGTTACTGCCGCTAATGGTTTGACTGTTGATGATGATGGCGCAACGCCTCTAACTGTAGATCGTGCAACAGATAATGGAGACATTATTGACTTACAAAAAGATGGCACATCTGTAGGGAATATTGCCGTAGATAGTAATGATAATATAATGTTTGGCGCAAAAACAGGCGGCGGAGCAGGGTTTTATTTATCTGGTTCTGGAGGAACAACTCCATTTGTACTACCTATGAAAGAGAATGCTTTAAGCGATAATACTGTTACTCTTGGGGATAGTTCGAGAAGGTACAAAGACATCTACCTTGGTGGTGGTGCTTACATTGGCGGTACTGGTGCGGCTAATAAGTTAGATTACTATCAAGAAGGTACATACACCATTGCAGAAAGACAAGGACAAGCAACTATTGCTAATAATAGAGTTAACTATACTAGAATAGGACGCTTGGTTTTTGTTGCTGCCTCAATAGGGGTTGGAAGCAACAGTAATGGTAATGCTCTTAACTTAACACTACCATTTGCCTCTAGTATTAGCGGTTATTACTTAGGCGGTGGTAATACATCATACACAACTCTTGCATCTACTTACAAAGATAACCTGAGAGTTATTGTAGAAAACGCAGCCGACAACATATTTTTTATCTATGGAAACTCAAACACTAATCTAACCTGTGCAAACGCTTCTGGTGCAAGAATAGATTTTTTCTGTACGTACCAAACATAAGGGATAACACATGACAAGAGCAAGAGATGTAGCTAACCTCATAGGTTCTGGCAACTACAGTAGCACTACGTTCACAGCTACTGCAGGACAGACTGTGTTTAGTATAGCACACACACAGAACTTTGTGCAGGTGTTTATGAATGGCTTGCTCTTAGACTTAACTGTAGACTACACAAGCAACGGATCAGCAGTAACACTTACATCAGGTGCAGCAGCAGGTGATGAGATAGAAGTTGTTGCATACAATACGTTCAGCGTTGGTGATGCACTCAACCAAGCAGCAGCAGATACACGATATGTAAATACCGCTGGCGACAGTATGACAGGTGCTTTAAGTATTAGTTCACAAAACTCAAAGCTTAATGCTTCTAGTAATCATCTTATATTACATGACACCGCTGAAACGGATACAGGCTCAAACTGGTGGTATATGTATCGTGCCAGTGGAGATGGTGCTTTACGTTTTTATAAAGGTGCTGATAGATTAAAGATAAACGCATCAGGCCATGTGACAATGCCTAGTCAGCCTATGTTCGACGCTTATTTAACAGCTAGTTCAACTCATTCTTCTGGTGTCTATAATTTGTCAACGGGGGATAGTTGGGCAACTAGAGCTAATATTGGCAACCATTTTAGTTCAGGTACTTTTACTGCACCTGTTGATGGTAGGTATTTATTTACTGCTAATATAACTGCTAATGGTAGTGTCGGCGCTATGGCCTACTTTGGTTGCGAGTTTCAAGTTAATGGTTCCAGACGATATATTCATTGGTGGGGCAAAGGTGGTTCAACTTCTTCTTATTTTGCAGCAAATAACTCAGCAATTATGTCTTTAGCCGCTAATGATATAGTAAGGTTAGCTAGTGAAAAAGCACAAAGCACTACTATTGTCGGTGGTGCTGGATACACATCTTTTACTGGAATGTTAATAGGTTAGGAGGAACACATGAGCAACGCAAGAAAACTAGCAGATAATCTTCCTACTGAGGGCAGTCTCTCTGGACGCAATCTTATAGTCAACGGTTCAATGAATGTGGCACAGAGAAGTACCTCAGTAACAGGGTTAGGTGCTAATGCAACTGGGTACTATACTGTTGATAGATGGCAGATTGAAACAGGAGGATCAAACTCAGGTAGATTTACAATGAGTCAATCATCTGATGCTCCAAGTGGTTTTGGGAATAGTTTAAAGTTAGATTGCACAACGGCTGATACATCAATAGCTGCTGGTGAATACCTTCTTCTTGAGTATCATATAGAAGGTCAAGATTTACAAAGAATTAAAAAAGGTACTTCAGATGCAGAAGAAGTTACAATTAGTTTTTATGTAAAAGCTAATGCTGCATTTAATTTTGTATTAGAATTTTATGATAACGACAATAACAGAACTTGCAGTAAATTATTCCCTACTACAACGAGTTGGAATAGGGTAGAGCTTACTTACCCTGCCGACACTACAGGAGCATTTGGTGATGATAATGCCTCAAGTGTTAGATTATTTTTTTGGATTCATGCAGGTTCCACCTATACTGGTGGTACATTAAATTCAAGTGCATTCAATACTCAAAGTTCTGCCAATAGAGCGCCAGGAATAAGTAGTTTTTATAGTAGTACAAATAATGAGCTTTACATTACTGGCGTTCAAATGGAAGTTGGGCCGCAAAGTACGCCGTTTGAGCATGAACCAGTGGGAGTTACTTTAAGCAAGTGCCAAAGGTATTTCGCCAAAATGTATTATGGCGCAACTGCAGCAAACGCTGGATACGGAAATTCTTATGGGTCTTACTTTCCAACTCCAGCTATAATGAGGGTAACCCCTACTGCTTCAGTAAATACTACTTTTGCACAATACCCGGGAGCTACCCATATAACACCAACTATAAATGTCACTGGAGGACCGGGAGCAGCCAACGGTGAACAGACTTTTATAAGACCGTATCATGTTGGAAGTAATAGTTCAGATTATCTAGAAGGTACAATTAATGTAGATGCGGAGTTATGAATATGAATATTACATCAGCGAAATATACAAAAGATGACTTTAATATTAAAAACATTAAAGCTACAGTAGATGGACAGGAAATGTTTATACCAATAAACGCTACTGACAACCGCCACTGGATAGCCATACAGAAATGGGTGGCAGAGGGTAACACGATAGCAGAGGCAGATTAATGTTTGGCTTTGCAGCAGTAGCAGAGACACCACTCTCAGCAGAACTAACTAAGTACACCATAGGTGTCACACCTGCTTCTGTATCTGCAGCTTCTGCGTTAAACGCTCCCCAGTTCTCTGGTGGTGTTAATCTTCCTGCTTTAACAGGGGTTTCTGCTACATTAGCTAACACTGCACTTGACATTGACGGTAAAGCAAATATAACTACTGCTAACGTAGCAAGCACTACAAGTATAGCAGCACTAACAATCTCAGGTAAAGCAAACGTTACACACCCTTCACTGCTAGGAACATTTACACCTAACGTACCAAGCATAACAGGTATAGCTAATACAAACCTACCATCACAAGGTGCTATCTCTGGTGCAGTCTTTGGTGACAATGTACAACCAACAGGACACAACTATACAGTAACAGTAGCTAATAGCGGAAGTGGTAACAAGTATTACATAGATGGTGTAGAGGCTGCAGCACTAACACTAACAAGAGGATTAACATACGTCTTTGATGTAAGTGACAACACTAACAGTGGACACCCATTTAGATTTAAAGATGCTTCTGGTAATACACTAACTACAGGAATAACTATAAGCGGAACAGCAGGACAGGCAGGGGCAACAGTAACTTATGTAGTTCCTGCTACAGGCACACAGCCAGCATTGTATTACTGTACTGTACACGGCAACGGTATGGGCAATACTGTAACCACAGTAGCAAGCACCACAGCCTTTGTTGTAACTGTAGTAAATAGTGGTGGTAATAAGTTTGCTATAAATGGTGTCACTGCACCAACGCTACAACTTGTAAGAGGAACAACATACACATTTGATCTTAGTGACTCATCTGTGTCTGGACACCCACTAGCCTTTAAGAGTGGCAACAATAGCTACACAGATGGTGTAACAAGCAGTGGTACTCCTGGTCAGTCTGGGGCAAGTGTAACCTTTGCTGTACCAAGTACTGCACCTGGAATAGGACTAAGATACTACTGTACTGTGCATGGCAACGGAATGGGTAACAGTATAACTACTAGCGGAGTACCTATATCATTAACAGCACAAGGTAAAGCGACACACACTCCTGCCTCTATATCTGCTGTAATAGATAAAGTAGTACCAAGTATAACAGGTTTAGCATTCTTTACATTGCCTAATGTAAATGCTAGTATAGCACAGAACTTAGATGATCCTACTGGCGTACTGTTTCCGTTTGAAGACTTTGCAGGTAACTTTAGTAGATATAGATCAGTAACAATAATTGCACCTACTATAGGTAACAGAACCGTTGTTGTTACTGCTGAAAACAGAACTGTAGTTGTTCGCCCTGTAAGAAGAAACAACGTAGTATATATAATTAGTTAAGGATAACACATGTCTTACAAATGGCCTGAAAAAGATCCTGATGAAACAGCAGACTTTAGTGTAGACTGGTCTAGGTTTCTAGGATCTGACTCTATTGTGTCTACTGTATTCTTTGTAGATGATGCAAACGGAACAAAGACACAAGTATCAGTTGCACAGATTGTAAATGGATTACAGTTTATAGCACCTACTGTTTCTGGAAACGTAGCTACTGCACGTTTTGGTCTAGGAACAAATAACGTTAGATACAATATTACATGTCGTATTAACACCACACAAGGTCTTACATATGAACGCTCTGTAATACTGCCTATTAGGGAAAGATAAACATGGCTTATGATTTTGTTGGCTTAGTTAATGATGTTAACCACAGATTAAATGAAGTAGCACTTACCTCTACAAACTTTGCAGCAGCTACTGGTTACTACAGTATAGCTAAAGATGCTGTTAACTCTGCAATAAGACATATTCAACAAGAAGAGTATGAGTGGCCTTGGAACCATGTACAGTCTGATCTTGTATTAGCTGCAGGTTCTATGAAGTACTATTACCCTACAGACGCTAAAACAATTAACATGAACTCTTTTCGTGTAAAGAGAGATGACAGTCTTGATACAGGAACAGTAAAATTAAAGTCACTAGTATATGAAGAATGGTTGGAGAAGTATGCTGATGATGAGTTTAATACAAGTGCAGATATACGTGGTGTTCCTAAATTTATTGTACGTACACCTAGTAGGGAGCTAATATGCCACCCTGTACCTGATAAAGCTTACACCATAGTCTATGAATACTACTCAATGGGATATGACTTAGAGAATGCATTAGATGTACCTTCATTGCCACAACAGTACAGGTTTGCTGTAGTAGACGGTGCTATGTACTACGCCTTTCAGTTTAGGGGAGATACACAAGCTGCAGGTTTAGCCTTAGATAAGTTTGAGAAGCAGATAAAAGATTTACGTTCTATAAATATAAATAGAACACCATACCTAAGAGATACAAGAGTTAGCTTCTAATGGCAGTACAATGGACTACATTCCCTATGGAGTTCAAGGGTGGGTTAATCTCCAACCTTACTCCACTACAACAGGGTACTAATGCTGTAGGCTCTGCTACTATACTACAGAACTTTGAGTCTGATAGAGAGGGTGGTTACAGTAAGCTAAAAGGTTATGCTAAGTTTAGTACCACAGCAGTTCCAGGCACAGGCGAAGTCTTAGCTATGAAGGTTGTATCTTCAGGCAGAGTTGTTGTAGCTAGGAAAGTTAATGCTGCTGCAGTAGCAGCCTATGGTACATTAGCCTCTGGTGATCTAAACAAAACAGCATACTATCATGGCACAGGAACTTCTTGGGCGCACATAGGTACAGGCTCTTCTACAAATACATTAAAAACAAGGTTTGCTGATTTTAACTTTACGCAAGAAGACAAAACTATATTTGTAGATAGTAAAAGTTTTCCTATTATCTATAACTCAAGTGGTAACACCACAGTATCTTTAACATCATCAAACAGTTCAGACGTACAGGGTGCAGAGAATGTTGTAGTATTCAAGAACCATGCTTTCTACTCTAAGGGTAGTAAGATATTCTTTACAGCACCTAACACAGTAGATGATTTTGCTACAGGCAATGGTGCTGGTACAATAAACATTGGACATAACGTAACAGGTTTGATAGGCTTTCGTGAACAGCTTATCATCTTTACTACAGACACAATCAAGAAGCTTGTAGGTAATACTTCTGCTGACTTTAAGTTAGAGCCTATCACAGACAGAATAGGTTGTATCAACCCAGATAGCATACAGGAATTTGGGGGTGACATAGCTTATCTATCTCCTGATGGTATACGTTTACTTAGTGCCACTGACCGTATTGGTGACCTTGCTCTTGACATTGCATCTGATCCAATTTATAAAGATGCTAATGAGTTTATATCACAGACAGATGTCTTTTGCTCTGTGTTAGTTAGAGGTAAATCTCAGTATAGACTATTTGCATATATACCTTCTGTACAGGCAGCAAGTGCAACAGGTCTAATAGCAACTAAGTTCGTTGCCCAAGGTGGTAGCGGTATAGCATGGTCAACAACAAAAGGACTAAAGGTAAACGTAGCAGATAGTACATACTCAGGCGCACAAGAAACTATTATGTTTGGTAATGATGATGGATTTTGCTATAGAATGGATTCAGGTAATTCTTTTGGTGGCAGTGCAATAGAGTCCATATATGAATCACCATTCATGCCTATAACAGACCCACAAATACGTAAGACTATGTACAAGTTAACACTATACGCACAGCCAACAGGAACTATGGATCTAAGTCTTAACTTTAAGATAGACTTTGACTCAAGTAATGATCCTAGTATTATACAACCACCTACCATAACAGTGTCTTCAGCATCAGCAGGTGGAGGTGTGTTTTTATTTGGTAATAGTGGTTCTTTATACGGAGGCGCAAAGTTTGGCGGTGTACTAGATCAAATATATAAAGAGAACTTAGTAGGGTCATTCAAAACAATATCAATGCGTATTACAGACAACTCAACAAATCCAACCTTCACTCTTGACACAGCAGTTCTTGAGTACAGACAAAATGATAGGCAGTAACTATGGCAGGTTATACAAGACAAGCAGCAGCTAATATTACTACAGGAAGTGTTATTGACGCTGACGATTTTAATGATGAATACAATCAGGTACAGTCAGCATTCAATGCTAGTACTGGTCACACACATGATGGTACAGCAGCAGAGGGCGCACCTATTGAAAAGATAGGACCGTCACAAGACTTAGTGGTTACAGCATCTCAGGTAAGACCTAAGACAACTAATGCATTAGACTTAGGTACTTCAGCCCTGCAGTTTAAAGATGGACACTTTGATGGCACAGTAAAAACAGACGGACTAACAGTGGATGAGAACGCTACTGTAGCTGGCAACCTTACTGTTACTGGTCAAATAAATGGACAGATACAAGCAGGGGCAGTTAGCAATATAAGCACTACTAATATAACTGAGGGTAATAATCAGTACTTTACACAAGCACGTGCTAGACAGTCTTTGTCTGCTGGTTCAGGTATATCCTACAATAACTCAACAGGTGCTATTAGTACTTCTGGTTCTGGCGCAAACAACCCTACAATCACCATATCACCAGGTACTGGTTTGACAGGTGGCGGTTCTTTTACCCTAAACCAAAGTGGTAATGCTACTATAACATTAAACAACTCTGTCACTTCTACAGGCTTTGGAAGCGTTGGAAGTCTAGCTGTAGGTACAGTTATTACAGGTTCGGCTG